GCAGCAAGTGCTGCGATTGTTGTTTTGATCATTTTTGTTTTTGTTTTTCTCGCAAGATATACTATTCCTGCGGATGTGAGACTACACCGACATGTGAGTCTTTACGCAGGGTTACGATCTTTCGAGTCCTTCGTGTTAGTATATTATAATACCTAATGCAGATTTGTCAAGCTTTTGATGGAACCTTAACACAGTAAATCTTATGTGTGATATAAGAAAAACTAATTTAAGTATATATTCGCACCACTTATTATCATATTTCCTGTTGCTGATAAAGTAGTTTTAGCACCCTTAACTTTAGTGTTAGCAGTTCCTGGTTTACCTACTGTTACTGCAACGTCAGACTCTAGTGTAGCACTGACATTTCCTTCCATGTCTAGTTTTGTTGGAGTTGTTACTTTTACTCCTGCTTTTCCTGTTATTATACTTTGTCCATCTGAAGCAATCTTCGTATCTACTTTTCCTCCTGCTGCAAATCTTGTTAGAGTCGTGATTTTCATTCCCATCGTTCTATCTTTGATTAGCAAACCAGCACCACCCAAAGATCCTATATGTACATTTCCTAATGCTCTTAAAGCATAATCACCAGCAACTTTGTGATTGATACAACCCGCTGAAACAATATTTGTGGATGATCGTGGATCAAATTTAATATCAGAAGATTCTCCTGCACCAAATTTGAGATCTTGACCAGTAACAATTTCTTTCTTATTGACCTGTGCAGTTGCAATTTTTGTACCAGACATCTGAAGTTCTCCACCCGCTTGAATCTTTATATTCTGTCCTTCAATAATAAGTTCATCTGTCGCTTTTATATAAATTTTCTGTGCCTTCATGTATCTTGTATGTCCAACAGTCTCTTCGACTACATCACCATACGCTAATACATTTAGTGCTTGACCTTCATTTTCACTACCGCCAGGATTATATTGTATATTTGATCTACCTTCATGTAATTGTTGTTGCCCTTGTGTTTTAATACCAAGAATACCACTACCAGCAATTTCTGTATTTTTAGGTCCTGTCTTTATTTTAATACTACCCTTATTATCCATGATAATTGCAGTATTACCACCTCTAGGTCCTTGCAATCTTAAAGCACCACTTGTATTGTCAGGTAATAACCTTTCATACAACATGGATCTAGTTTTATACCCTTTCAATAAAACATTAAACGTAGGGTTATCATCAAGAGACTGCGACTCATCAGGAGTAGTTTGCTCGAAGATACTTTTCGGGTATGAGGATGCGGGAAATTCCATTATGGGCAATCAACGTAACGACCAGTGCCAATTTTAGTAGCACCAATTGCAGTAAGTGCTTCTGTGCTAAGACATGCAAATGATGGAATTAATCTGGCACCATATCCTCCTCCACCAACAAGTTCTATGGTAGGGAATTTTGCAAAATCTATTGTTCTATTTAACACACGTCCTCCTATTACAAATCCATTTTCAACAACTGCTTCAGCAATTCCTAGTTCTCCATTAACATACATGTCTGGAGCAGTTTCATAACCTATGCCAGGACTGAGAATAGTAAATGCATCAATAATACATCTAACATCATTATCAGAAGCAAGATTCTTTTTATAACCAAAACCAGATGATTGAACTCTAATCTCTGTAACAAATCCATCATCATCTAATAATGCTGTAGCGGTAGCACCAATACCTTCTCCAGAGACAAAAACAACTGGAGGTTCTGCATATGCATCACCAGTATTGTCTACAGGTATTTCAATAATACCTCCACTACCATCAGTTATAACTCTATCAGTATCTACGATAGGTTTTCTAAATTTCTGGAATACAGTTGATGGATCATCTCCAACACCTATATCACTATCACCTATAGTTTGATCATCAGGAGCAATGATAAGAACATCTGCAAATGCACCAGTACCATTAATAGTAAATCTCAATGTTTCTTCATCTTCTATATTAGAATCCTCTCTAATACCAACAGTAATTAACGCTTCATTATCTTGAATTACAAATTCTCCAGTTAACCTTTGACCAACAATATCTTCATTTGTAATACCTTCACCAGATAGAGTATAGTATAATATGGATCCGTTTTCAATATTTGTTGTTACAATAGTGTATATAATGAAATCATCTTCTGGACATGAAGTTCTGTTTGCAGTAACTTGATATGTTGGAGATCCATCATCTACAGGAGTTCCATCAGTCTCAATATCCTCTAAATCTGGTATCTCAATGGGTTCAAATGGAGATATAGGAGTAGGAGTGTAAGGATCATAGGGTTCTTTTAAATCTTGTTCTATGATTGTACACTGACCAATATTTTTCTTAAATTTTATTTTATATTTACCACTGGTTTCTGGAGAGTTATTCGTTATCTTAACAAAGAAAGTCTCATTATTATCTCTTTCATCATCAATTAATGTTTGAATGTCTACTGTTTTCTCAGTTTCGCCTGGTGTAAATCCTATTATTGTTGTATCTGGTTTAAGGTAATCTTTTCCAATAGTAGCACTTCCTTGATTTCCAAGTACTTTGAATTTTACAGATGATGCAACATCAGTAGATCCAGATCTAGTGACAGTAAATTGTGCTACATCACCTTCCTTGACTTCAACATCATTAATGTCATATACGATTTTTGGTCTACTTACATCTGTTGTGCCAATTTTTGGAACTCCACCAGCAAATCCAACTGTTGTTATTTCTAATGGTTTTCCTGTATATGCTTCTTCACAAACATATTGAGTATAATCAGCAGGAGTATCTCCAAAAAGATTATCGACTTTTTCTAATAACTTGTCTAAGAAATCTTTATCGTCACCATTCCCTTCTTTTGCACCATCAGTACATACCTTCTTAGCGTCCTCACAAGAAGTATCAACACCAGTACATGAAATTCCAAGAAGTTGTAGAACATAATTTATTGCTTTACCAATCATGTTAAGTGGAGCAGCAATAGCACCTAGAATATCTTGTAGAGGACCTAGGACGCTCTGTAATAAATCTTCTAGTAACTGATATATTTTTGAAATAATTCCATTTAATAATTCATCAAGTTGACATGCAGCAGCACGATAGATTTGATTGACATAGTTCATTAAAAGATTTGTCAACCATTCTGCTAATCTCTCACCAAGATCTTCCATCTTACACCCAAGATCTTTAAGAATACCATCAAAAAATTCATTGACTGGAGTAAGAGCGTTTCCTTTTTCATCAGGACGTAATAATGCTTTTACTAATTTATTAACTGCTTTCTGTAATAATGAAATAACATATCCTTTTAACCTTGCCAGTAATTCTCTTACTAGTGCAACTGCCTTATTCACATACTGTCTTGCTGTTCCATTCGCATTATAAAGTCCTCCTGTGTACTTACTGACATAGTAATTACCAATATTACCATCACTTGATTGAACATCTGCAAGAAAATTTCCTAATACAGTATTCAATCTAGATTTTGTATCTTCTTCCTCGCATTTTGTGGCGGTGTCTTGACACCAATCCTCATCTTTGAGGTTCTCCTTCATAGCACCAGAGTCTACTCGTTCCTCCTTTGTTCCATCTTTCTTTTCAATAACTGTTCCGTCACTAGGACCTCCATTTTGTTTAGAAGTATCACCAGCACCAGGATTTCCATCTGTTTTAGGATCTACTTCAAATGGAGCAGTACGATCACCAGTTGCAAATCTTGAATCAGGATCATCTTGTTTTATTGTGTTCTTTTCAACTGTAGCACCTGGTGTTTGTCCAATAGAACCCATAATTATAGGTTTTTGTCTATCAGTGTCCAAATAAAAACCAACCACCCAACAACCTGGCGTTAACTGAGCAGCAGCACCAGTTATGTTGCCAGGTGAGAATGGTTGATTGACAGGCATCATTACGTTAGCCCATGGCAAATCAGCAGTGGGAACTATCTCTCTTGACTTGGGGTGTTCACCCACAATTGCCACTTTATATCTGTACCCACCTTTATTATTTTTTTCGAGAGCAGAAGATGCTTCTATTTGTCCTACCCACCAAGCAAACCCATCCATTCCGATTCGCATGCTTGGTGCGATACGTGCTAACGCCTCATCCATAGTTAATCGTCATATATTAGACACTCAGGTTCATCAGGGTGTACATCGCAGAATACCTCTAATACATTAGGGTCATGATGATCTCCTGCTTCAATTTCTGACTTATGATGTTCTACATACTCTTCTAAATCATGCAACTCATCTTCAATGTGATGTCGCATGGGTTCTGATGTTTTAGGATCAGCAAGAATTTCTTTATCGTGCTGAATATGGTCTTCAATTGTTTTCATTGTGTTTTCCTCCGTACAGTATGTACATTATTATTTATTCTCCATGAGTTGACTGTAAGTCGGTCATTCCATAAGAATCTCTGAATAATTGTAGCACAGTTGTCATGTTTCCGTTACCTCCTGTCATCTTATCATACATATGTGATACTTCTCTGACCATATAAACTCCACTGGTTTCCTCATCAAATGGTTTTTCTTTTTTCAATTCATCTGCTAATTTGTTTGGAATAAGAATGTTTACTTTATCTCCTGCAGATATATGAGGATTACCAGGTATTGTAAATTTAGCTGTTTGATTTTGAAGTAAATCAAATCTAGCAGTAGTTTGTGCAGCATAATATTTTATCCAATCAGCATACTCTGATGGATTATCAGTTGCTGCAGAATCTGGGTCAGCAATGTCTGGGTCGTTGTACCATGCTTCATGATCTAATACTGCACTCATAACTCTTGATGGAGTTTCTGATAATTCCTCTTGATTAGTAGGTATTAAAGATATCGAGTCTTGACCTCCTAGATGTGACATAGCATCATAACTTGA